ATGTGGTCATAAAGGTCATTTTTTGTCTTTCTGTTCGTTCATGCGTCTGCGCAAATCGTCAGCGGCTGCTTGACCACGTTTATTGGCTATGTGAACCAAGGTCTGTTGCCACCAGTAATGGGCTTCCCCCCTGCCTTCCTCCAGCGCTTTCTTCTTGAACCGCTTGATCCACTCGACCGCTTCCGCATTCCGCATAGTCTCCTGTAAGTTCAAGCGCTCTTGTGATGACAAAGTGGCTAAATTGTTGCCCTTCTCTGACCCGATTAAGGATTGCTGTGGCTTCATGGTGTGTCATGCCTTTCTCCTTAATTGAGCCATTTTTTCAAGTTCAATCAGGCTTGGCGGTCTGGTTATTTTTTCATCATCTTTAATTTTTTGCAAAGCAGGGTCAGGCAAATTTGACGATGGAACGGTAAGTCTTACTATGTCGGCAGGGTTTGGTTTAACAGCAACCCAATCAGATTTAAATGTTTGCCAATTACGAACAACAATTTCATTTAAAGCATTATCCAAAGTCCAACCAGCAATTTTTGCTTGCTCTTTTATTGATTTCATTACTCGTTCAGTAATTTGTGCTTTTCTTGCTTTTCTTTGTTTAACAAAAGAATTCCAAACTTCAACTGACACGCCTTCTGGCGTATCTGTCTCTTTCTCTGTCTCTGTCTCTCCCTCTGTCTCTGGGATAGCATTTTGCTTGCGTTCTGCTAGCACTCCGCTGACAAGTATAAAAAACTCGTTATCAATCAATGGTTTAATTCCATCCTGATATTCTTTTTTTGTGATGTGCAGCCTAAACACCAGTTCATCTAATGAGCCATCAAAAACACCGTCTTTTGACTCACTTGCAAGCAACCAAAGCATAGGTGCAAGCGCCTTGCTAGCAATAGGCAAGCGCATAAATGATCTGTCATTTAACAAATCACGGTGAAGTTTTATCCAGGGGGGACAGCGGTCTTTGTAATGTTGAAAGACTGCCCAATTTTTTGGCTGTAAAAGCATATTTTTCCACTTTAAAAAACCACTTAAAAGAAACTGCGGCAGGGGAGAAGTGGTAACCCTTTTCAGAATGGGGATCAATCCATTCCTAGCCGTGTTTCAAACAATCTTACTCCATAAACCAATCAGGCCGCAATGCTTTTAATTGCCACACCCTAGCCTGGGGAACTGTGTCACCCCATTGGCTGATGGCTGCTCTAGTAATGCCCAGCAGCTGTGCCAGGTTCTTTGCAGACCCAGCGTTTTTTATAGCTTGCAATTTATCCATGTTTGCATATTAAGCCAACTTACACAATTAGTCAAATACCCGACAAAGTTAAGGGGGCTTTATAAATACCATTTGACAAGCCAGTTAAGCTAGCTTAATATTCACCCATGCCCTGACGTTTCGGGGTCTTTTAAAAGGAAATCAAAATGACCACTCAATATCTTTCTTGCGCTGAGACTGCAAAATTAGTTCGTGCTGCTCTCAAAGAGTCTTTCCCTGGCATTCGGTTCTCTGTGCGTTCTAGCACATACAGCATGGGCGCTTCAATCAACATCAGCTATACCAACGGCCCAACTTACGATGCTGTCAAAAATGTTGTGGCAATGTTTGAGGGCGCTTACTTTGACGGGATGACCGATTACAAAGGTTACAACTACAGCAGTCTAGACGGTGTTGAGACTAGCTTTGGCGCTAACTACATTTTTGTCAGACGTGAATTGACTGTAGAAGTTATGCAAGCAGCTGTGCAAGCAGCTTGTGAGTATTACGGCTTGCAAGTGCCAGCTGTCAAAGATGGCTGCCAAGGCGCTTACATCGCTGACTCAATTGATTACAACGATCAAAGACGCATCATGGATCGGGTTTCTGCTCTCAATTTCTGTGAGACACAGCCTAGCCCCACATTGGCCCGTGTCGCCTTTTTAGGTGATGACGGTTACGGCTTCAATTCTGTTGGACGTTTAGCAGCTTAAACAACGGGGCGCAAGCCCCTCAAAGGATAAAAATGATTATTTCTCAAGTTTCAAGTCAAGTCGCAACATTTGTCAATGTTTTGGATGGCATCGCTTCCCTGGTGACTAAGGTTTCAAAAGGTTACGCAGTCACCTTGATCGACACAGACGCAGAACAAGTGGTAACAACCAGAATTTACCCGCCAGCCATGTTTAACCAGGCTGTTGCTTACGCAAAAAAATTAGCAAACATTTAAAGGAAACATCATGCAAATTTCTAAAACCGCATTTGGCTGGAGAGCCTTATCAACTGTTCAACTGGACGATGCAACCCGCATATCAATTGGAACAATGAAACGCAGCAGCGGCCTGATTACTACCACGGTGACGGGCAGTCGCAAAGAGGGTGAAATGTATTACTTCACCGTCACAAAAGATTATCAAATGACCTGGGCAGTCACGGGCGGCAAAGCCACAGAAAAGGCGATCACCAGCCAACATGAAACTGCTATGCAGCAAATTGACAAAATAATTGCTGAAAGTGTTGCTTTTTACGCAAATTTAAGGGAAACCACCTAGTTGATTTGGTTAAGCTAGCTTATAATTCATTCATGCCCTAGCAAATCGCACAGGGTCTTTTAAGGAAATTAAATGACAACTTCTACACAATCCAGCCGCAACGTGTCCATGTATGGTTTTGAGGATATTGACGCTTACATTGAGTCAGTCAAAGAATCTATCACTTACCAATTTACAGGCGGCAACATGATTGTTGCTGGCCTCATGTCTGACGCTCAAGAATTGATGGCTTTTGGCGACACAGAACGTGCTAGACAAACCCTTAATGTTGCCAAAACCATTTTGTTTAACATCATGGACGGCAACTTGGTTGGCACACAGCCTTCACGCATTTAAGGGGCTGCACATGAACCGCAAAATTGTTTTCACCCAGGGCAACATCACCATTGTTCGTGTTCAAGACTATGGTTTTCGTTGCAACACATTGTCATCCAGCTGGGAAATTTTTGTTGATGGAAAGTTTCGTTGGACTTTTTCCAGATTAAAAGACGCAAAAAAAACCATTGCTCAAAACTTAATCCCCAATTAACTAACCAGGGCTTCGGCCCTCTAAGGAAATCAAATGATTGACTACAAACTGCACTATTACTTTGATGACGTTGTGTCTTATGACAATGGCGCAACGCTTGAAAACGTCAAGGTTGGTTATGACTACTATCCCGCAGAAATCAATCTGCCCCATGACCATGATTTAGCGGAAATCTACGATGTGTCTGTCTATAACCTCAAGGGTGACGATATTTCTTACGATCTGCCTTTATCAGAATTTGAACACATCATGTCAGAAACCAAGATTCACCACGCCCGTATGTTAAAGGAACAAAATGAAATCTAAGATTATTCAAACCCTTATTGAGTGGACACTCGCTGTCATTATCTTTGGCGGCATTGGCGTAATGCTTGCCTGGAGGGGCTGATTATGTTTGACCACATCAAAGATTACTTTCGTTTGCCATCAGCCAAAGAGTTGGCAGCCAAAGAACTTGAGACAGCCCAGCGCAAGCTATTAGACGCACTCAGCGCCCAAGAATACGCAAAGCGCATGGGTGACTATCACTCAGACCGAATCAAACGCCTTACGGCTTATTTAAAGGAAGAAGCATGAACGTGCAAGAACTACTCAAACTGAATGTCAATGAACATACAGAAAAGAAAGCAAACTTAACTTACTTGTCATGGGCTTGGGCTTGGGCTGAAGCACTTAAAGCAGACCCACAGGCCAGTTTTACTGTGCAAATGTTTGGTGATAAGTGCTACATGGAAATTAACGGCACAGCAATGGTTTGGGTCACAGTCACAATGTTTGGCAAGCCAATGGTTTGTCAATTGCCTGTAATGGATAACACCAACAAGCCAATCACCATTGAGGGTACAACCACCGTCAACAAGTATGGCAAAGAAATCACCAATAAATTGGACAGCTTTAATGTCAACACGGCAATCATGCGCTGCATGACAAAAGCACTTAGCTTGCATGGCCTTGGCCTATACATCTACGCTGGTGATGATTTGCCCCAGGGTGAAGAACCTGAGTCAACCATTGACCCAAACAGCATGACAGACTTGTTTCTAGCTATTCATAACGCTAAAACCCATGACGAACTTAAACTAGCTTACAGAATAGCTTATGCGGCTTGTGATGGTGACAAGGCTTGGCAAATGAAAGTAATTGCAGCAAAAGATGAAATAAAAGGAAAATTATGATTGAAATGATTGAACAAGGCTCAGACCAATGGTTTGCAGCACGAATTGGCAAAGTCACCGCTTCCCGTGTAGCTGATGTGCTTGCCAAGACCAAAACGGGTTACTCAACAACCCGTGACAACTACATGGCTCAGCTGGTGTGCGAACGCCTAACGGGTCAAAAAGGCGACAGTTTCACAAATGCTGCCATGCAACATGGAACTGAAACAGAGCCGCTTGCCCGCATATCTTATGAAGTTACCCAAAACGTATTGGTTGATGAAGTGGGATTTGTTCCCCATCCATCCATCATTATGGCGGGCGCTTCCCCTGATGGCCTGGTTGGTGATGATGGCCTGTTAGAAATTAAATGCCCCAATACCGCCACGCACATTGAAACTTTGCTCAGTCAAACTGTGCCAGGCAAATACAACACCCAGATGCAATTCCAAATGGCTTGCACAGGGCGCAGCTGGTGTGACTTTGTGTCTTTTGACAACCGTCTGCCCGCAGAACTTCAGTTGTTTGTTAAACGTGTCCCAAGGGACAATATGTATATCAGACTAATGGAAGAAGAAATTGTCAAATTCTTAAATGAACTTGATATAAAAATTGCTCAACTTATGGAAATTAAAAATGTCTAAACTTTACGAAATTACCGTTGTTTCTGGTAAATACAAAAACAAAGATGGAGTGGAAAAATCCCGTTACACAAACATTGGATCAGTTCTTGAAACCAAGAACGGGCCTATGTTGAAGTTGGACACCATTCCTTTAATGGATGGCGGCTGGTCTGGTTGGGCTTACCTCAACACGCCAAAGCCAAAAGAAGATCAAGGCTTTCCAAAAGACGATGACATAGATTTTTAATCAACGGGGGGAAAGCCATGCAATTTTTGCTTGCGGACGAATGGTTAGTACCCCCACCAATTAGGAACAATCATGGACTACAAAAGAATGTTTGACAAAATATTTCCCGAATTTCCACGGGTCAGGGCCAACGACCCTGTAACGTCATTTGAGGCAGCAGAGTCAATCAAAGACGTTGCCCCCCAACATCACCAGGTTATTTTTGATTGCCTCAAGTTTTACGGGCCACTTGGCAAAGACGGGATTTCAGCTTTAACAATGCTAGATGGCAACCAAGTCGCCAGGCGCTTAAACGAAATGAAAGTTATTGGGCTTATCCAATTAACAGGCAACACAGTTAAATCCAATTCAGGCAGAAATGAAAGAGAATGGCAATGTATCCACTCGGATTGAATGGCAACCAGCCAGTTCACAAATTACGATCTTGTAATAAATGTGATGAAATTAAACCGCCAGAGGGGGGCATTGATATGGGGCATAAGTGGATTTGCCAAACTTGCTGGCTTTCTAGGAAAATAGGCAAGCATCACAGAGAACAAATTAAAGTCAACTAAAGGATAAAATGGAAACTTCTACACAATGGGTAATTAACTGCCCCAAGCATGGTGAACACGCTCATGTCATTTCAAGTGATATTCAAGGGCATGAGGGTCATTGGTGTCAGCTTTGTTTTCTTGAAATGCTTGGCGCACCATTAGAAGCTAAACTAATTGAGACTCAAAGTGACCAAGGATGATTTAATTAACTTGCTACGCATCACAGGCGCTCAAGAATCCTCTATAGACGCTGTATGCGCTGCTTACGATGCGGGTTGGAACGATGCCCTTGATGATTACGCAAAACGCATAGAGCCGCTTCCCTTTGGCAAGGACACAATTGGCAGTTTTGGTTGTTTTATCAAAGACGCTAAGAAATAAGGCTGCACTCGGCTTGTCTGCGTTTGAGTAAACCAGGCAAAACCTTACCCCCGCCTTTTGTCCACAGCATCAATTGCTCTTTTGCGCCATCCCAATCCCCTGCGTTAATCTTACGTTTGAGGGTTGAAGTTTGCAGTCGGCCTGTCCCCAGGTTGTAAACAAAGTCCACGATGGCGTTGCACTTGCGTTCATCAGTTGCAAGAATAGGGCAGTTTCTCAATACGCCTGGCAAGTAAGTATGCTCAAGTTCCACCATGAGCAGCGCCCTTGCTGTAGGCTCATCCATAGGGGCATCTTCTAAGGTCACTTTGCGCCCGTCAGAATAGTAGGTTGACCCATAACCAATTGTAGCCCCGTTAGCAGGGCATAGGTAAGGCTTAGACCTAAACCCCTCAAACTGGCGACACAGAGCAGCAGCCAGTTCTAAGTTCATATACCCCTCTTAGCCAATGTACGGTCAAGAAACCAGTAATTGATTGTTCCTGAAAGCAAAGCAGAAAAGTCAGGGGTCATCATGGTTTTAAATACTTCTACAGCTGGCGCACCATTTAACCAGGCGTTGTAGGCAAACCAAACATGGATAAATGACCACACAAACAGCACCCAATAAGTCACCATAGGGCGCACAGAAGCGGAAAGGGAAGCTACCCACCCACCAGCTGCTTTGACCATTTCGGCCTGTTGAACAATTGCGTTGTTAAAAGCATCCATTACGCCTACATCAATGGCTGCTTCCCGCTGTGCGCCAATCTCAGCCAACTTTTGCTGACCACGCTGCGCTTCCAAGTCGCATTGAAACTTGAACATATTTAATTCGTGCTGGCGCTCATTTTTTTTATCAAGCCACTTTAAGACTTCAGGGGCCATCCTAAAAATGCCGCCAAAAATAGAACCTAATAAACCACCGCTAAGAATATCAAGCATTTTTACATCCTTTTTTGTCATCATCATGCGACAGTTTTACACCAGCCAACAACCCAATAAATCCACCAATAATGGTCTGAAATGCAGGGCTTAACAGCTTAAAGATTTCGGAGTTGTCAACCTGTTTTGCCCATAACCCTAATAAAAACGCAGTTACCATTGCAATTACAGATATGCACAAAGTTAGGCTAACCATAAAGGTTACATAGAAAGTCAGTTTGCCTCTTAAATCTTCCATATAGCCTCATACATAAATATCTAATTTGCGGTTTTGGAATATTTCCATTCGGAGTCGCTCTTGAACCACTTTTTTACAGTAAATCTCAAACCCTATGTCTTGCAGTTCAGTCTGTTTTTGCTTGGCTACTTCAACAACTTTATTGGCCTCATGCTGCTTTTCTAACTTGGCCTGGGCAAGATCATGCTTGTCGGGATAACCTGACGTTTGAACGGTTGGAAATAATCGGATAGTTTCAATCATTTTTCACGCTCTTTGGCATTTTTGTAACCGTGAATAATGGCAGCCCTTAACCAAGTGCTATCCGCTGTCCCCGCCCATTCTGCCAAATTGTTCCACATAACAACATAGTCTGAAGTTTTGCAATGTTGGGCATTATTTTCAAGCCAGGCCAACATCTTAAAATGTCGCTCTGTAGGGTCATGGACGGTATAACCAATGCCATAAAACTCTCTAACGTGACAGCCATTCTTGGCTATTGCACCTACTAGCCCAAACAACAAAAGCAGAATGAGCCAGCGCATTCATTTACTTTGACCAATAGTGTGAAATGTAACCAAAGATTGAGGAAACGCCTGACACTAAGGCCATGCCCATCCAAAAGCCACCACGCCCCTTGTTAGCCAGGGCAATCAGGGTTTCCATGTTGGCTTCTAGCTTGTCAATTTTTGCTTCCATTGATTCAACTTTTTGCCAAAGAACCCCGTATTTGACCAAATCAATGTCAGACATTTCAGGCTTTCTGAATAAATGCAAGCGCATAGTAAAGCGGCAAGTTTGTGCCGCCCGATCCCGTTACTGAGGAAGTAAAGCCGCCCGTGTTGCCAACAGCGTAAGTGCTGCCAGCACCCACCACAAAACGATCACGCAAATCAGGCGTACCGTTAGAGCCGTTGCAAAGGTAATAGCCCGTAGGAATAGCGCCAATAGAGCCTGACCACATAATGATGCCGCCCGCAGGGATTGGATTAGTGCTTGCTGCTGTTCCTAAAATGCCATAAAGGTTGTCATAAGTGCCAATCTGCACATTGGCAGAATCGGTCAAAATGAATTTGTATGAGTAACCTTCAGTCAACCAAATTTCTTGTGGGGGGCGACCGCTTGTCCCTAATTGAATGGGATTGGTGTTGGCAATCGTACCCGCTGAAGTGGTGTAAGTCGCTAGGGGAGTGCTAGACCCAGCCTGGTAGGTATAGATATACCCACCGTTAAGGGGAATGCCTGTGTTGGTAAAGAATTGAAAACCGTTACCAATAGGGGAAAGATTGACTGCCATGTTATTTTCCTAAGTCTGAAAGTTTAGTGCCAAGTTGTGCAGCCTTTTGCATTTCTTTTTGAGATTTTTGGGCTTCTTTGGTCAATGCTCTATTAGCAAGTTTTTCTGAACCAGCCACACCCGCTTTGCCGCCCAAATAACCACCAACGGCAGCACCACCTGGCCCTGCAATAGCGCCACCAATTCCAGCACCAGCTGTTGTGCCAAGTTTGCCAAGATTGCCTTCAATGATGCCAACTCTACGCATTTGCTGACCAGCGCCCTCATAACCATGAACGCCAGGCATCAAATAACCACCCATATTTAATGTGTGAAAGGCTTTTTGTTCTTCAGGAGAAAACGCCACTTTGATTTTGTCGGCTCTAGCGTTCAAAATCTTATTGACAGAGTTTTGATTCCATTCACCCGCTTTGGCAGCGCCAGCTTGGTAGATTTCACGGGCAAGATTGCCACGCATTTCGTTCATTGCCGATTCAGCAGAAATCCGCAATTCTTGCGGAACTTCAACTGTCCATTTTGGCAAACCCGTAGCTTTATCAATAGGGCCAGCAATAGAACCTTTAGAAACTTTCTCAGCTGTGTCGTAAATATGCTTCCATTGATCAAGGGGCATACTGTTTAATTTCTGAGGAATTACGTCAAAAGCTGTTGCAGTTTGAACGCCATTAGGATCAATGTCGCCAAATATTTCTTTAATTCCTTTAGAGCCAAACAATACCTTTTCAGCTTGGTGCAAACTGTCTGCCTTTTTAAGCAAATCTAAACCACCAGCTTGACCAATGTCACGCTCAATAGCTTGGTTAATTTGTTTGATAACGCCAGCGTTGTCTTTTGTCCAATTACTGTTTAAAGCCTTTTGAACTGCTGTCCAAGCGCCCACAGTATTAGGCGCATAGACGTTGCCCATTTCATCTTTAAAACCAATTGTTTTGGCATGATTGATTAAATCTTCAGCTGCTCTAGCAACGCCCTCATTTCCTTTTAAACCAAGTCCAGCTTTAAATTGCTTGTCGCTAAATAAGTTTTCAACATTGCTTGTTTGGATTGGGTTATCGCCAACTTTAGATGTAACTTCATCATAAAGTTTCTTTTTCTCGCCTTTAAAAAACCCTGCAAGACCTTCATCACCAGCAAATGTGTCATTGATACGCTGACCACGCTCATAAGGCGTAACTAATGTAGGGCTTGCGCCTGTGTTCTCAATACGCTTTTGGGCATAGTTAGATAAGGCTACTTGTTCATTTGCAATTTGTTGTTTAAACAATTCACCTTCAGGAGTGGGGTTAGCCATCTTTGCTTTAGTGTATTCATTACGCAACGTGTTTTCATTGCCTGTAATCACGCCTGGGCGAACCTGATTGGTGTCGCCCATAATTTCATTAGCAATTTGCGATCTAGTAGTTTGCTCAGTCCCTGGCACATCTTGAGCAGTCTTAGACAACTTAATTTGAGGAAATTGACCCCTTGCTGTTTCTTCACCAGTAATTGCGCCAGCGTAAGGATTAGCCTCAACTTTGGCTGCACCAACGCTGCCAAGAGGGGCTTGAACTTGTGGCTGAACTTGTGGCTGACCGCCTTTAGCTTCAAATTGTCTTTGTAATTCTAGTTCTCCAACGCCTAATTGCCGACCAATGGCAGACGGTATTTGTTTGCCAGCTTGAACGGTTTGACCAATAGCCTGTCGTGCTTGTAATGCAGCTGGCGCAGCCAATGGTGCAAAACCCTGCAATTCAGGCATTATGTTTGGAGGCACTTTGCTTGCTTCAAACGCTTGCTGAAGCCCACCCAAAACCGCTTTTGCTTGTGGTGTTCTAATCTCAGGCGACAATTGTTGTTGCAAATTTTGTGATTGCTCTTGACCAATTCGGATGCCTTCAGGCGTTCCATATTGACCAGATCGCAGCGTTGCCACAATACCCGTTGCAGGGCCAAGAACGCTTGTTACAGCGCCAGCAATCGGTGCTGTGATAATCTCACCCAACGCCCGTTTTCCTTCTTGCACTTGACCTAAGAAGTTGCCCGCCATGCGGCCTAATGCCGTTCCTTCGGGCTGTCTTGGGCCACGGGTTGATTGGCCTTCAGCAATAGCTTTAGCTTGTGGATCAAAACCCGCATAAGAGCCACGCCCACCGCCAGCGGTGCTTTCTTGCATTAGTTGGCTTGGTTGACTTGGTTGGCTTGGCTGCGCTTGCTTGCCAAGAATCATTGCCCCTAGTTCATCCTGGGGGGTTTGTTGTTGCGTTTGTTGCGTTTGTTGGGGCGCTAATGGTGTTTTAGACTTTCGTGAAATTTCTTTCAGCAAAGATTCTGCATCACTTTGCAAGCGCCTTTTTTGTTGCGGATCAGTTGTTTTGCTTAACTGATCTTGCACGTTTGTAAGTTCGCCTTGAATAATTTTTAAGGCTTCTTGATCACGTTCAGCCTGAGTTTTTGAAACTGTAGGTGATTTTTTGGGGGAAGCAGTAGATTCAGGCGCTTTGCCTAAAATGAGTGCGCCAAGTTCATCCATCACAAACCTCCAGTTTCAGACAATTTCTTAATGTTCTGATACTTATTGTAAAACTCTTGACG